CTGGAAGATTGTTCTCAACAACAAGTTTTAAAATTGATTCTAAGTTCATAAATAAGATTGGTCAACTTGGATTTACAGTCGATGGTACAGCAAAACCTAGTGATATTGCTTCTTTGATGTTTTTAGAGAAGTTAAATCCGATTGGGCCAACAGGAAGCCCCATGCCTGCATTTTACTCCATTGTTTACCCATACAATGATAAACTTGTTAATGTCGGCATTGATGTTTCAAATTTAGATTACAAGTTTATTTCCTACATGAATTTATCTTATAAAACATTCTATTGCTATAATGGTACTTGGTTTTTGAGTTTTTATAAAGATACAGGCGCTCCGCTTTTGCAAAATACAGAAATACCTCAAGATTTTTTAATGAAATCAATCACAGCATATTATTTTGAGGAGAACAGAATGATAGTCCTTTACAATGAATCGGGGAATATTATAGTAAAATGTTTTCCTACAAAACGCCCGAAAGATTTAACGGCTCCTCTTTGGCAAAATATGATCAATGGTTACGGTTATTTGGGCGAGAAAGGGATTGAGATTACTGATGATGATAAAAACTTAATCATCAAATTGAAAGAACCTAAAATAGAATACAAATACAGAAAATCGGACGGACTGATTGTTCGATAAAATCTTTATCTCCATTCGTATTTGATAATCCCCAATTATCAATAAGATAAGAACTATATTCCTACTCAATAGAAATTGAATACAGTTCTTTTGTATGTAAATATGTTATAATCACATAATTTTCATATGAAAGAAAAGATATTGTCAGCCTTAAAAACTAAGTATAAAAACCTAGGGTTTGGGGAGAAAGCCTTTTCGGGGGTGGCCGATTATTTAGCTGCAACCGTAACGGAGGAAGATCAAATTGAAACCGCCATTGGTGGGGTCGAAAATTTGCTGAAAGCTTTTCAGGGAGATATTGACAACCGAGTTAATACGGCCGTAGCAAAAGCCAAAGCAGAAAAAGGGGGCGACTCAACGCAACCAGATAAAAAGGAAAATCCAGGTGAAGGAAATGAAATGTTGAAGTTGCTCCAGGAGATGCGACAAGAAATCACAACATTGAAATCTGAAAAGCAGCAAGAAACATTAGCTCAAAAATGGGCTAAAGCCGTATCCGACAAGGGTATCAAAAATGATAAACTTCGCGATAAATGGCTCCCAAAATCAGAAGAAGAGTTTGAGGATAGTTTGAATGATTTAGTCGAGTTCAACAAGACTATTTCAGTTCAGGAGGCCAATAATAATTCTACTGGAAAACCTGCTGGTTCCGCTTCATCTGATAAAGTTTCCAAAGAAGTACAATCGAAAATTGATGGTTGGAAGGGGACGAAAGAAACCGCAAAAGAAAGTTAGAAATGAAATCAATTACGTCAACTGTTTACGGGGGAAGTATCCCTGTTTTCCAAATTGATGACGCTACTCGCTCCGTACAAGGTGGTTTTACCTTGGACAAATCAAATGTTTCCGTTGGAGACACTATCGGGCGTGCTACTGTCATCCAATTTGATGAGGCGAATCGATCAGCTAAAGTCGTTAAAACGGCTCGAGTGGTTGAGAATGCCACAGCCTCGGCAACGGCTTATAAAGTTGCTAAAGGTAGTTTATTCGCGGTCGGTGGAAAGTTCGGAGGTAAAACAATTGCCTCTTTCGATAAGACGGATGCCAATTTCGATTTGGTGACTGTAGATGCGACAATCGGTACCGCTCAAAAGGTGGGTGATGTGATCGTGGAAGATGCAACCAACGAATTTGTTGCATTAAACTACTTAGAATTCAAAGTACACGACGGAGATAACGAAGTAACTCTATTACAGTCGGGCACTGTTTACGAACGCCGTACCACCGGTATTGGCCCTGTTCTAGGAGCTAAAATGCCTCGTGTTATCCGCTCACAATCTTATTAATAGAAAATGGCAGAACAAGAAAAATTAGATGGGTTCCTGGCACAATTGCAAGTGCCCTTAGATGTGATCCTCGAGCGAGTGAAAGCGGAGTTGAAAACGCCATTGTGGTTCACAAAATACTTTGCTTTTGCACCAAAGCAAGTCTCCTTGGATTTCGCCACTATTTTCAGTGACGAAACTATCGAGGAAATGGCTGCAGTAATCCATGACGGCTCCGAAATCCCTTTGATGGGGAAAGATGCCCTTGGTAAACTACAAGGGGAAATGCCGACTATTGCCATCGCTATCGATATGACCGCAAAAGAGTATCGGGATTTAATCCAATTGCAGGCGTTGGTAAATGTCAACGATCAAACAACGTTCAATGCTATCCTAGATAAGATCTATGAGAAAGCGGAGAAGGTTGCGAGCTCCGTTTTACGTCGTATCAACGGAATGGCATTGCAAGCGGTATCAACTGGTACAATTATCCTCGATACCAATAATAACCCCAATGGTGTAAAGTGGACTTTGAATCTTGGTATTCCAGCGGCGAACATTCGCAAGGTTGCTAAGAAATGGAGTGATCCAACAGCAAAGATTTTAACCGAAATCAAGAAAACTAACAAGGAGTTCCGAGACAAAGGTAAGTTCCTTGAAAAGATCTTGGTACACGACACTTTGTTTGATCGCATTCTCGATAACGACGAGATCAAAGCAGGTTTGAAGCAAATCATGAAGCTTTCAAACGACGTTAGCGTGGACTTTTTGACTACTGAGGAATCAGTAAACAAGATGATGCGCCAATTGCGTTTGCCATACTTCGAGATCGTGGAGGCTGTTACTCCGGTTGCAAAAGACGGCGTTAAATCTTTGGTCAACTCATGGGCGGTGGACAACGCTGTATTTATTCCTGCAGGTAATCTTGGTTTGGTTCATAGTGCTTTCAATAATGAAGTTCTAATGGGACAGCCTTCAGTTTACCAATACGGCAGTATCATGGGAGTTCAGATTATGCAATGGTTCCAACGTCGTCCGATGACAGAGTATACAGCAGCTGAGTTTATCGGTATTCCTGGGCACTCTCAAGTGAAAAACGTGGTGATCCTCCAAACTGAAACGGTGTAACGATGACAAAAAAAGAAGCCTTTTTGAATGTAGTGCAAGTTGGGTCGGTAGATGAAAGCACCGCCCAGCTGTACTTATTGGCCTCAAAGATAAACGGTGACGACGAATATACGGGTGATCTTGCTGAGCTGGAAAAGTGTGCAATCCCGTGTCTTCAATCCCTTTTGCCAGTCACTTCCCAAGGGGAAGGGGCATGGTCCGAGGGTCGAAACGTTGAGGGTATAAAACAAAGGCTTCTTTTTTTAGCGCGTAAGTATTCGGATAAGGCAGCTTTGGCCGAATTGACTCCAACTATTAAGCGAATCAGGAAATGGTAAAGAAACGGGCTCATTTTATTCGGTACAAGGAAGTATCAGTTGTCGGTGGTGGTCGTGATGAAAATGGAGATTGGATTGAAGGAGAGGTAACGGAGACGCCCATCACAATAAGCTGCAGGGCCGACGTCAATACAGCTGGTCGAACGGTTCCGAATTATGAAGGTCAGGATTTCGTCTATAGTTATGAGATCTTCCTTGATAAGATGCCTGACAGTTTGAAAAAGGGAGTGGAGGTTGAGATCTTGAAAGGCGATAAGGTTGTGTTGACTGGGTCAGTGATTATGCCTTTTGAGTATCAAACCCATTGTAGAATATGGATTTAATATGAGAGCACGATTTACGCCTAAGCAAGTCCGCGAATACCTCGAAATTGAGAAAATGAAGTTTCATCGCGCAGTGGTGAAGGAGCTTAGTAAGGCGGGCAAAGAGTTCGTGAGGTTGGCAAGGGGAAAGCGCGCCAGTGAGGGTGGATTCAATGACGTTACAGGTAACCTAAGAAGCTCAATTGCTTTCGCTGTCATCTACCGCGGTAAAATTATGGCCAGTAATTATGCTAGTAATGGGACCGCCGAGGGGAAGAACCAGGCCAAAAGACTGATAAGTGAAATGAAATCACAATACTCCGAAGGTTATGCCTTATTAGCGGTGGCTGGGATGGATTATGCGACTAAGGTTGAATCTAAAGGAAAAGATGTGATTTCCGGATCATCTCTCATAGTGGAAGAAATGCTGAGGACAGCAATAGATAAACTGAAAAATGATTACAAGTAGCGAAGCTGTTGATATACTTTATTTGTACTTGAAAGGTTCCGAATTATTCTCTGATTCTAAGAAACCTACAGGAGAATTATGTAAAGGCGATCGAAAGGAAAATTCAAAACTTGAAGATGTCGTAATCAATACCTTGGGACTAAATCGTAATCCCGTTCAAAGTGGATTTATCTATCTCAACCTCTACGTTAAGAACCTTGATCCTTTAAGAGTTCCTGACATTGGTACCGGCAAGAATATGCGTGATACTGCTAGGCTGAAATATCTTTCAAAACTCGCACAGAAAGTCCTTGAGGGAGATAATGGTGAATTATGGATTGGGCAAGATGTGTGCTTTGAGATCGAGTCTGATACAATCGAAGAGGATGGGGATATGCACTATGCGAGCTTTAAAATAGAATTTATATCAATTAGATAATTTAAAAAAGAAATAAGATGGCTAGAAAAAAGAATATTTTGGGCCTTAAAATCGTTTTGATGGGCGCTATCGGAGCTGATGGTGGTATGGGCACGGCCCTTACTGAAATCCTCGGCGATACTGTGAAGGGGTCAGCATCCCTCATTCTTAACGAAGGTACGACTGAAACCTTGGAGGTAGAGGAGTATGATGAGGCATTTGATGAGGTTGATACAGCGCCTGCAAAATGGGTATTCCAACTTGAATCCTACAACGTGTCGGCGAAGGCACTTAGTGAGTTGGGCGGTGGTGAATTTACTGCCGGTGCTTCCGGCGCTGGGGACAGTATTGAGATGGATGTTCCGGAGGCAGTGGAATTGTCCGTTCAAATTGAAACCCGTAATGGAGCTAAATTTGAAATCCCTCGCATGAAAGTGCGTATTAAACCACAATTCGACTTTATGAAGGCGCAATTCGGTAAAGTAATCATTACCGGGACGCCATTGAAGCCAACGAAGGCAGGAGTAGCGACAATCACGAAGATCGATGCTGCAGCATAATAACAACGGCTAGCGTGTCTAGCCGTTTTATTTTCTCTTTACATGGAAGAAAAAGACATCAAAAAAAAGGCAATCAAAACACTTATTGATGCAAGCGAGGAAATTACCATTCCTCTTTTGCCACGAAATTGGTTTGATAGCCTCCTTCAAAAGATACGCTTGAAGAAAAAGGAGCTGAAATTCAATCTTCGAAAAATCCGTGTCGGTAATCGCGAGCGGATTGCCGCTAAACTATTTGATTTTCCTGAGTTCGAGCGGGACCAAACATACATCTATAAGCGCGTATTCCAATTGACCGTTGATCATCAAGAGACAATGAATTACGTAGTTGCTGTGGCTTTACAGAATGATCGTAATGAGCCATCAAAGCAGCTATTGGATGCTGTGAAGTGGATCGATGACAAGTTATTTGCGTACATACTAGAACAAGCAATAAGCTCTGTTGACGTAGAAAATTTTTTGAGCTCTATCGTCGTAATCTCCGGAACGGCAAAGTTGATGAAAACGGAGAACCAATTGACGAGCCTGTAAACCTGGGGGATAATAGCCCATGGTACCGAATACACGATTATAGAAAATATTACCGAGAGAAAAGAGATTACGTCCTATGGCAACTTAGCTGGGACAATATGATAATGGAATTACTCGCTGTTCCATCTGCGGAAGAAAATAATGAGGTGGAAACACAGGAGGAAGAAGACGAATTTTTCAAACAAATAATGTGATTTTCACATTTTTTACATTATAGCGAATGAGATTAGATTGGGATGCGTATATCAGAGATACTGAGTTCATGGCGACTATCCGCCGTATTGAACAACGAGTAAATGACCTTTCTCGTAATGTAAATAATAGGGGTAGGGATATGGAGGCTGTATTTGATCGTTTAGCGCGAACAGCCACGGCATTTCTCTCTGTAAACATGATGGAAAATTTCATTTCCAAGATGATCTCTGTTCGTTCCGAGTTCCAACAACTGGAAATAGCCTTCACAACCATGCTTGGGAGTAAGGAAAAAGCCGATAAATTAACTCAAGATCTTATCCAGTTCGCAGGTACAACACCCTTCGGAATGAAGGACACGGCTGACGCTACAAAGCAATTACTTGCTTATGGTTCCGAGGCAGGAAACGTAAAGAATGAATTAAGGATGCTTGGGGACGTTGCTTCCGGGGTATCTCAACCAATCGGAGAGCTTGTATATCTCTATGGAACTTTACGAACACAAGGTAGGGCCTATATGATGGATATTCGCCAATTCGCAGGCCGTGGTATTCCAATTTACCAGGAGCTTGCCAAAGTTCTTGGCGTAAGCAAAGACCAAGTTAATGCCCTTGTTACGGCTGGTAAAGTAGGGTTTAAGGAGGTCGAGCAAGCTTTCAAAAATATGACCGCCCAAGGTTCTATGTTTGGCGGGTTGATGGAAGCTCAGTCCCACACTATCCAGGGAAACCTTGAGCGTCTGGGTGACGCGTTTGACCAAATGTTGAACTCAATGGGTAAGGACTCTGAGGGAGTTATTGGGTTAGCGATCTCGGGGCTATCCACCCTCGTTGAAAATTATGATAAAGTCCTAGCAATTATGCTTGGGCTTGTCACCACATATGGCGTCTACAAAGCCGCTCTTATTGCCACTGCTGCATGGGAAAGCTCATTGACCCTCATAACCACTGCCAGACGTGTTGCCGCCCTTGCACTTGGTACCAGCGTTGCAAGTCTGACCGCCGTAGAGGTATTGCATTACACCGCCCTTATCATCGCGGAAAAGGCGCAGCGACTTCTTAATGCTACGATGTTGGCAAATCCATATATTGCCGTCGGGGCTGTAGTTGCAGGTCTAATTGTGACAATGTACTCCCTAGAAAAGAGTTTGACAGCTTCGCAGCAAGCACAGCAAAACTTCACAGACGGTAATCGTAAGGCTATTGAGTCTATGGAGGCTATGAAGACCAAGGCTACCGAGTTAACTAACATTGTTAGGGACAAAACAGCTACTGATTTTCAAACAAACAAAGCCTATGAAGAGCTGCAACGACTATATCCGAATTTACTGGCTAATATGTCCAAAGAGGCCTTTCTGAAAGAGGAGTCGACCAAACTGCAAAAGGAACTTAACAACGAAAATGATAAGTCGAGCCTTTCTGTTTTATCGAATCGTTATGATGAAGCGAAGAACAAGGTAGCTGCAATGACGAAAGAGTTGGAAGGGCTTAAGGTTGCTATGAGGAACGACGGTAGTGGAGGCTCCGGAGCAGCATATTCTAAACTGTATAAAGAACTTGAAGCTGCAAAAATAGAGGCGGGATTGTTAGGTGAAGAACTTCGTAAGCAACAACAGGAATACGCTTATTCGTTAATGAACGACGATCAAAAATTGCAATTCCTACAAGCTCAAAAAGCGGAAATAGAAAAACAAAGGGACGCGATACTCAAAGTCAATCCGCAAATCAATGACCAGAACGCAATATTTGGTATCATCCAGGATAAGACACTTACCATTGCATCAAATCTAAATAGCTGGAACCTTGTTCGCTTCAATAATGAGCTGACAGATATTTTAGGAAAAATTAAAGGGATTGAAGATGCGAATAAAAAAGACCCAAATGCAGGTGTAAGGTCTGAAAATTGGTTCAACGATGAAATTAAAAAGTTAAAAGAAGCTAACGCTCCACTAAGTGTGTACAGCCCAGAGTATAAGGCCAATTTGGCGCAAATTAAAAAGCTGGAAGATGAATTAGCCAAAGCTCAAGGTAAAGAAAAGAACACTAGCGCTCGCCAAGCTACTCAAGTTTACAATGCTCAAGAACGCTATTTGGGTATACTTAAGGATATTGAAAAAACAAAATCGGAATACAGCACTTCCCAACTTTCCCGTGATCAACAAGAGATCGCAGGCATAAAGGCGAGATACAAAGTGTTGCAGGATGAAATAGCAAAATTCAATCGAAATCCGAAAAATAAAAAGAAAATATCAGCAGGACAGATCCAGGAAGTTAACGACGTACGGGACAGAGAAATTCAGGACACGATCTACAAGCAGCAAACTGAAAAAAGGCTGAATGCTTATCAAAATGATTACGACAACTATGTAAAGTATGAGGATCTGAAAAGAGAATATGGAGATAAGGTTGCCGATGCTCAATTAGGTCAATACAAAGGCACTTTTGAGAAGATTGCGGGCGAATATGGCGGCTTACTGACCAAGCAAAAGACTGTTGGTCTTAATGTATTCGAAAAAGATCGCCTCGATAGGCTTTTTGAGATCATTAAAGACAATGGTAAGCGGTTGAAGGAGTACGATACAACGCAGTACACCGAAGCTTTAAAGGCAGCTCAGACACTCAATGACAAGATTCTCGAAATTGAAAAGGATCACCAAAAAAAGATGAAGGAACTTCGAGATAAGGGAGAATTAACACCTGAACGTGAAAAAGTTCTGAATAAAGATAAAGACCTTAAAATTTCCAAACTCGCGACAGACGAACTAACCAGCTCAATTGAATGGGAAAAATTGTTTTCAGGCATGGATGAGATGGGAGCGAAGCAGATCGAAAAACTCATATCTATTATTCAAAAGAACTTCGAAAAGCTCAAAGGTAAGTTCGATCCTATCGATCTCGAAAATTTAAAAAGGCAATTAAGAGAGGCGCAAGATACCTTGATAGGTAAAAATCCATTCGCGGAATTAGGCCGGGCGTTAAGTGGAATATTCAAAGGAGCATCGGAAGAGAGTGGCCAGACTGCCGAAGACATTCGAAATCATTGGAAAACATTGTCTAAAGCAACAGCGAAAAGCTTTGACTTTATCGCAGATGCAGTTAATTCAGCTGAATTTCTCCGAGAGGCCTTAGGGGATGTTGGGGAAGTTGCGATGGGTAGTTTAAGTGCTATCGCAGCAACAGCGGATGCCGTTTCCCTTGCAATGCAAAAGGCCGAGACAGCCTCGGTTATATTGGCAATCATAAAAGCTGCCCTAGTCGTTATGCAAGCTGTCACCTCAATTTTGGATCGAGGTTCGAAGAAACGTAATGAGGAACTTAAAAAAGAACAAGAATACTACAATACTCTATCTGAGACGTTCGACATACTTATTGATAAGCAGAAGGAACTTTTTGCCGTAAAATCGAACAAAGAGTCAATGGATGCTTATAGGGAAGCCCTTGATCTAGTTAACTCTAAATTGATTGCGAATCGAAAAAGCCTTGAAGCTTGGTTTTCTCAGGGTGCAAGCCTGTTCAAGCATTCGAACTGGTATAATTACGACAAAGAGCTTGGCGATGTAATTAGCAGACAGCAACTCCTGAATATGACCAGTCAAGAGTGGGAAAATCTTTTATTAAAACAGCCTGAAATCTGGGCCCGCTTACCGGAAGAAGTCCGCAAGTATGGACAAAGTATGATTGATGCTAAGGAGCAGGCGAAAGACTTGAAGGATGCGTTGCAAGAAGCATTGTCCGGAATATCAATGGATGATATCAAGGGAGAGTTTGAAAACTTGTTTTCCCAGGCGGACCTTACATTTGGGGATATATCAGATTCCTTTTACAAGCATATGCAGAAAGCCGTAATGCGCTTGGTTCAAGATGGAAAGATGACCGACAGTATCAATGAGTGGTACAAAATGGTGACCGAATCAATGGAGGATGGCGACCTTACTAAGCAAGAATCTGATACTCTTAAGGCGCAATATAAAGCTATTGCAGAAGCTGGGAATAAGCGATATCAGGAAATAATGGACTTAATAGGCTATGAAGGAGATACCAAATCGTCCGGCTTAAAAAGTTCAATCCAGCGAGATTTAACAGAGAGCACCGCAAGTGAGTTGGCTGGCCTTGAAAGATCATCATTTGATATAACTAAAAGGATATTTGAAGATGGGCAGAAAAGGACGGCTTTATTAATACAATGTCTTGCGGCTAACAATAGTAAGTTAGCTGCTCTAAATGCGATCCAGGTTAACACCGCCGACACAGTAAAGGAGCTGAAAAGTGCTGTTAGTGAATTGCAAACGATGAATAAGAATATAGGGGGAAGGTATTAATAAATAAAAAATCCCCTCGGTACGGAGGGGATTATGCTGATGCTTGTAAATCCTTATATAGGTTCTCAATCTCTTTAAAGACCTCTAAGATTCTTTCTATACCTGGACAATCATGGTGATATATAAGAGATGTGTAAACATGTCGATCACCTTCAACTATAACATTGTCATACTTTACTAAATCATCTTTAAAATCACATTCCTCATGCCATTTAGTAAATGTTTTATGTCTTCCAGCGGCTTTATCTCCTTCTTCACTACAAATATAAATTACACACTTATCCTTAAAAGCGAAAAAAGTTTTTACAATTTCATACACTGTCGCTTTTATTCGAGGATCATGACCTGGTTTAATGCACTCGCCCCTCAGGATACTAAGGGTGTATAAGTTGTCAAAATTCTCGCTAGATAATAAAGTTAAATTATGGTCTTCTGTAAAAGCAATTCTATAGTGAATGTCTTTATCAGTGGAAAAAGAGTAGATAAATTCTTGCCCCTCTTCCTTTTCGAAATTATAATGGTTTGGCAAGCTTTACTCCTTTTGCTTCCAATT